GATGCACTTGATGCACTGGAAGCAGCAGCAGTTGCACTGTTACCAGCATTGGTTTCACTTGTAGCAGCGTTAGTTTCTGATGTACTAGCATTACTAGCACTTGTTGATGCAGCACTGGCAGATGTACTAGCGGAACTAGCGGAAGCGGCTGCCTCACTAGCTTTAGTTGTTGCAGTAGTGGCCGAAGAAGCAGCACTAGTTGCAGATGAAGCGGCTGCGGTAGCTGAACCAGCAGCGTTAGTTTCAGCAGTCTCAGCGTTAGTCTCTGCTGTTTCTGCTGCTGTCTGGGCTGTCTGTGCATCAGTTGCTGCTGTACTAGCAGTTGACGCTGACGTACTTGCATTAGTCGCTGATGTACCTGCACTGGTAGCTGATGTACCTGCGCTTGTTGCACTGTTAGCTGCGTTTGTTGCTGAGGTTGCTGCGTTACTCGCTGATGTAGATGCGCTAGTAGCTGAGTTTGCAGCATTGGTAGCGGAAGTAGCGGCTTCTGTAGCTTTTGCAGTTACAGCATTAATTGTAATGTCAGTAGTAGCATCACCTGCTCCACCATCACCTCGATATATTGCCATGTACTACCCCAGAAATCGTTTAAATAATATAGTAGCCAAAGCACCCATAAACGATGCTAAACTAAGACCTACCCAAAATGCGCCACGCGACCGATTGGCTAGTTCTAATAATTCTTTTAGGTCAAGCTCCATTGAGCCTACCTTTTCTTCTAAAGATTCTACCTTGCTAAGTAGCTTCCCATACTCTATGGGGTCTATCTCATTCTTAGGACTCATGTAAATAATTTCCTTAAGTAAAAGAGAGGCAGTTTCCTACCTCTCCTCTTATTACTTACAAATTGTCTTACGGTGCTGCAACTGATGGAGTAGCGTCAGAAGCGAAGACTAGTTGTACGGCTGCACCATCACGAAGTTCTGCAACTCCATAGATTGTATCAGCAGTCATCAAGTCACCTAAGAACTCTTGCTTGTATTGTGTCTGAACACGTACACCCATTTGCTCTGCAAGGATGAACGCATCACGATGACCTAGAATACCACCAACTACACGACCGTTAGCACCGTTTTCAGCAGCACTCTCGACTTCAGGTAGGTTAGTAGATACATAGATTTTAACACCGTAGATTTCGCCAATTAAACCATTCTCTACAGGACGGCCATTAACGAAGTCAGAGCTATTGAAGCGGTCAATACCTAGAATGTCCTTCTTAACTGAAGGAGGAACAACCATGAAACGATTGTCCATAGGTACGTCTGCATCGTCTAGCAGTTGGATTGCAGTGCGGAAGCCTACATCAGTGAACACGTCAGCAGCTAATACAGTATCAGCAGCATAAGTTGTTAGCGCACCAGTTGCACCAGCGTCCATGTAGTAACGACCAGATAGTGAGTTACCTAGAGTACCTAAGTCAGAATCAATCTGACGAGCTAGAGCATAACCAGCGTCTTCTGTGTAGAAAGAACGTAGTGATGGTAGAGCTTGAACGTCAGTGATGTCCTCAATTAAACGTGAGTACTCGTAGTGCTTGTCGATAGAAACTGCGAAGTCTGTATCAGCACCAACGATTAGGTTTACTTGAGTGTTTTCTGCCTTAGCAGTAGCTGAACCACGTACTGGCTTAGGAATGTGAAGTGTATCACCTTTCTTACCAACATGACTCATTTTCTTTACTAAGTTAGCAATTACAAGATTAGACTTGTAAGCTGCTGCGATTTCGTCTGACCAAATCTCTGGGACAAAAGCGTCCACATTGGTTGGTGTGACGTGATTGGAATTACCTAAACCTGCCATTTTTATATACCTTTATAAGTTAGATTATTTAACGCGACCTTCTCTATAAGCTCTGTCAAATTCATCGACATTAGCTTTATAGCGTTCTGGGTCACTTATCATTAGTTGGACTATATCTGAACGTTTGTAGATTTTTCGAGAGATTGGTTCTCCTGAACCTTTACCTCCAGTTGTTGCAGCCCTGCGTTGTTGCTTACGGTCTTGCTCATTTACATTTTTAACTTTACTTACTGATTCCTTGCGTTCAGACCAAACTGATAACAGTTCATCTGCTGCATTAAAATCATAATTGTCAGCTCGTTGTAATAGCTCAACACGTACGGCAGAACTTTTAACCCACTCACCAAATGCAGGGTCTTGAATGACCTCCATATAGTCAGGGTGTTTAGCTGAAATTTTGCCTAAGACTTCCTGCTGTTTTTGTGCAGCAAGTAGCTCTTGCATCTGTTTCATCTCAGTACTACCAGCAACTGCTCTGGCGACAGCTTCCTTTGGATTATCAAAGAAATCTACTTCATCGTCCAAATTGTTATTGGGACTTATTTCTTGCTTGGTTTCTTCTGCCTTTGTCTTGATAAAGTCATCTACAATTTTACGAAGTTCACCAACTTCAGAACTTTGACGACCAACCAGCTTTTCAGCCTCTTGGTGCATCTGCACAATCTCCTCAATGGACTTACCTTGATACTTATCAGGGACAGTGCTTTCAGGTTCTTGTGTAGCTGTTGTCTCTACTTGAGCAGCTTGTTCTGGTTCTTGTTCTGGTTCTTGCTCACCGAAAAGGTTGACAAGTTCTTCGTCTTCCTGTAAATTTAAATCTTGGTTATCAAGGGGGTCTATTACCTTAGCCATTTAATGATTTCTCCGTACTTATAAAAGTATTGTGGAATTATTGTTTAGCGGCTTTCTCGTGTCTTCTTGCCCATTTGATAGACTCACCTGCAAAGGTGTGGTCTAACTTAAAAGAAGTACCAGAAATTATCCGCGTTGCTGTGTGACCACACTCAGGACATAACACTTGCTCTTGGACGGAATCGGTGAAATGTTCTGTTACGTGGTCGTTATTACACTTGTAGTCATTAATAACAAATGCCATTATGACTCCTCGGTGTAATTTGCTTCCTCTAAGGCGGCCTCATAAGTATTAGTTATGGAGTCCTGCCATGTAAGGAGCCTTTGAAATACTTGCAGTTGGCCCTGTGCTAAATGTAATTCCTTAGCATCTTGGATTGCGAGTATCTGAATTGTATCTACGGCTTGTTGAACATCAGTTATAAACTGCTCCCAACCTTCCTGCATAAACAATTCGAAATAGTTGTTGTAGTATTGCTCTACCTCTGGTTCTAACATTCATTCTCCTGTATGGTGAAGTTAGTTAAATTTATATACTTAATATATTATACCATATTGTTCATGGTTTGTCAAGCATTTTATTTTGTATTTGCCATTTGAAGTTTGACAATTTCTTCTCTGCTGCTAATTTCTTTTTCCTTTAGCTCCAGTTTGGCTACTTCAATAAGCTGTTTAAACTCATCAAGTGGCATATTTTTAGCCATAGCGGATATACGTCTAGTTTCTTCCTCAACAGGTAGTAGCTGGGTTTCAACTTGATTTTGTTGTACGCGAGATACAATTTCTGCTGTCATAGCTTGCATCTGTTCTAACTGAGCCTGAGCCGTAGCCATCTGTAATTGTTGTGCCATTTGTGCGGCCTGTTGTTGTTCAGGGTTAGGCTGATTAGCCTGTCGTAGCTGCCCAATAATCTCCTCGCGGTTAGCCAAGCCCATATTATCCACAATGGATTCAATTAGCATTGGGTACATTGGTGACTCAGGAGACATAGTTTGTAGTAGTTGTACTAACTGTGTTACTTCATACTCACGGGCAACAATACCTAGAGAACTAGAAGCCACAAACTTATAGTCTTTAATAGGATATAAGTCGGGAGAAAACTGCATATAACGACAAGCAGCTTTTTCTACGAATGGAATTAAGAAGTTCTCTTGAAAGTTAATCAACGTACGCTTGTGGCGTTTAATAATTGCACCTAGAGCCATTGACGTACCTGCTGCTGTGCCTTCACCATTGATTGATGCAGGGATACCAGCACTATCAATAGCACCAGTAGCTTGCTGTACCATAGACTGTAGCTGACTTGCTTGTGTAAATGTTACTTGGTCTAGCTGACCGAACTTAAATGGTTGTAGGATTTCAGCAGGTGAACCATTTGTTAAAATAGTTTTTCCCGGCCTAATGTCTAACTTAGCTCCACGAGGCATACGCGATGCGTCCACAGCCATCATAGGGTGGACTGTAAGAGCCAAAGCATCAATACGTGCGCGTAGCTCAGTGTCTAATGCTTTCTGGCTGTTGTAGGCCTTTTCACAGATGCCACGACCCCAGAATTTAAATGGTACTAAGTCCCAAGAGAAAGCAACCACTGGACGGTCTTTCTTCATGTAAGGATTGTTCTCAATCTTTAGAATTGTAGAACCATTAGCAATAACCATAATTACTTCAGTGTAACTTTGGTCTTTGTCCACTGGGATAATGTCTTCAACTTCATCATCGTCACTAACGTTACTTAGTAAATGAGTAGGTACTAAGCCGTAGTATTTGGTCAGGCGTACCATGTCGTCAGTAAACAACGTAGTAATTTTACTAGCATCTTCTAGTTCTGGGTCGTATACGTCCTTCTCTACGTCTACGTCCAAGTATATGCCAGAGTCAATACCTTGCTTAACTTGATGGTAAGGAACCATCTTATCAATAGCTACACCTAGTGCATCATCAATGTTAGTAGCTAGTGGGTCAATCAAGAAGTTCTGAGGCATGATTGGGTCTAGCTTAACTAGGAAGCGTTCTTTTTCATACACACCAAAAGCCTTTAAACCTATTTCTTCAGTGTCTTCTGTTGCAGGGACAAACTCAGTTACTTCCTCTAAGACTAGCTCACCAATGCCTGTACCGAATACAGCAGCATTAATTAAACACTCAGCTACCGAAGAACGAGTCTTAGCAAAGTGCATGTCCTCCTCTAACTGGTTGCGTAGGAAGCCAATGTCCTGTGGATTTGGGTCTTGTAGGTCATCTTTAATGTCAAAGAACTTACCACGACCAAACGTAGCTTCCTCAATCTCTGCAACTGAACTTTCTACTGCTTGCTGCGTAGCAGGCGAGATAAGACGAGAACGCTCAGAGTCACGCATAGTGTCTGACTTGTCCCAGATACCACGCCAGATACGGTAGTACTCATCATGTATCTCTGCGTAGTTACTTTCGTAGTGGTCACGCCACTGGTCACATTTGTTAATAACCCAACTTTCTAAAGTCTGGCCGTGAATCATATCATCGTCATTCATAAAATTAGTATCCTGCTATTGGGTCTAAAACGTCAAAAGTATCTTCTTCGTAATCATAGTAATACGAAACGTTAGCTAATTGGTCTATGTACGCTAATGAATCAATTAAGTCATCGTGTACTTGTGGATTAGGAAACTGAAATAGCT